CACCTGGGCGTGGTGGAAAACTTGCATGTCCTGTGCTAGGATCTACTCCTGCTCTTCCTGCTGCTGGCATTAAAATATTCCTTTCGGTACTGCGGCTTGCAATGCGTCTTTGCCAGCCGTGTAATCGTTTGTCACTGTCTGCGAGATTGTTCCAGCAAACACATTGCTTTGTGCGCCAGCGCCACTCTCAGATGTTGCATTGCCTGTTGTGTCGGCATAGACAAAATACTGTGCATTTACAGACGAAGATTGCGATGCAGTGTAGTTGGTAAGTAGGAAAAACTTTTCAGGTAAGTCCTCAAACTTAGAGACAGTCTGCGCAACACGGTCAACGTCTAAGTAAGTAATAGATTTTGGAAATACGCTTGAGTATGCTCCATTAATGCTTATGCTACTACCGTTGATGGTAATGTTTGTACCTGTTGCATACTGCCCGCGAAAAACTCGCACAGATGTTACACTACCGTCAATCGATGCATTGGCAGTAACAGTCGCAGTAATGTTCACCCCTGAAACATATTCATTGAAGGGAATAGAATTGCCGCTAACTGTTAGTCCTGGCATTACGTCTTAATAAGTTGGATACCAGACGTGGTAGACAAGTAATGCTTTACCATTTCTTCCACTGCTGGTGCTGCCATCATTACGTGCGCTTTAGCGACAGTGATGATGTGGTCGTCCTTTGCAGTAAAGAGCGCAGGCATTAAGCCCATACCCTTTGCGCTTGGCACGACTGTTTGCGGCTTCTTGACACGATAGTCAGACGCCGCATCCTCGATGATCTCTGTTACGATCTCATCACCGTTTACCATTTTGAAGACGACGATGTCGCCCTTGTCGAATTTTGAATTGTTGATTAGCATTTTGTTTCCTTATAACATTCTTGGATTAAGTTCTCGCATTCTACGAGTATTGAAAAATGAGCGTGTTTCAGCATATGATGCAGACTCAGAAATAACATATTGCCACTGTTGAAAATTAATATTGTCATCTTGGAAGTACTGAAGTAGCTCTTCCTCGGAAGTAATTTCAATGAATGATTGCCCAGGCTCTTTATTATTGTACACTGAAATTTTGTGGCCCTGAGCCAATAATCGTTGCCATATTTTGATGCCATCGTCACTAAGTTGCCTGTCACTCATCAACCGAATAGAATTTACTGACCCTGCAATATTTTTCCTGTCAGCCAATACTGCATCGTACAAATCAGTGGCAAACGGTGGCCGACCTTTATTAAATTTACCTACGGCATTCACTATTAATGCTTGCGGCCCTTTAGTAAATTCGATAGCTAACAGTATATTGCCATTTTTTTCATACCAATAGTATACAGTTTGAACACCTTCTATCTTCATCAGCCCATTACCTAAATTTACAGGAACAGACCCGTGCTTAATTCGATCTTTTATCCCGTATGCGACAGTATCAGCCAATTCAAAAGATCCGATTCCCTCGGGCATTTCAGTTAGCCAAGTGGACTCAAAATCAGCTCTACTGTTTCTAACGACCTCAGTGATTTTCATTAGTCTGCCATTAGTTCGGCTTCGTTGAGAGAGCGTAGACCTTGAAATCCGCCCTTAACAAATAGCTTGCCGTCCTTGTAAATTTGCGGCACAGTACGATGCCCTTCGCTCACGATAAACTCACGTGCTGATTGATCTTCGTCAATGCGAACTTCCGTGAATGGAATGTCTTTGCTCTTTAGTAGAGCTTTAGCTTGGTCGCAGTATGTGCATTGTGCTTTAGAGTAAATTGTCAACATTGTTTTTCCTTTTATAAATCTGGCAGCTCGTCGTAATTGAGATCGGAACTCATCACGCCAAGCACGTAATTGGTGCTTTCGCTTTCTTGTAGCGCAGTTTGCTTCTTGTCAATTTGCGTATGCTTAGTAAACCATGGAATTGGTGTATTACGCGGTGCAGGTGCACGGTACTTAATGCCGATGATCTTCAATGCATCAGCCGCAGTGTAGTCAACGAAGTCCTTGAGAATGCCGGCATTAAGACCAATGACAGGGCCCTTCTTGAAGAGGTAATCTGCCCATAGTTTTTCTTCGCGGATGACATCAGCGTACATCGCGTAAACTTCTTCTTCACATTCGGCCTTAATAGCTGCGAACCTTGGATCTTCCTTGATAACAGTGTTAAGCAAGTACGCAGTCCAATCCTTATGATTCAATTCGTCTTGAAGAATAAGGGAGATAACGTTTCCGTTACCTATGAAGATCTTATTCTCAACCATTGCCAACGATGTGGCAAAGGAAACCATGAAGCGAAACGCTTCAAGGCCATAACTTGCGTGTAGTGCTAACCAAATCGCTTTGATGTGTTCAGTCTCACTGACCGGCAACCCGCATTCCTTTTTGCAGTTAAGCAGGTGCAGGTCGTCGTAATACTTACCAATAGTCGATGCCATGTCGATAATTTCTTGCGTGTCATGGATAGTATTAAACACATCCTTCGGCACCGAATAGATGTTTCGAATAATATGACTATATGACTTGCTATGAATGTTTGATTCAAAGAAGCCCCAGTTAAAGCATAGGACTTCCAGTTCAGGCAACGAGACAACTGGAGTAAAAACTTGTGCAGGGCCACGGCCCTGGATACTATCTAACGCTGTTTGGCGTAGTAGGTTACTTGTAAAGATGTGCTTGATGGATTCAGATGCTTCCTTAAAGTCATTAGCATCTTTAGTGAGACTAATTTCTTCTGGTTGCCAAAAGAAGCCACGAGCAGTTTCTTCATATTGCGCAATGCGAGGATATTTTACTTCCTCGAATCGCTGCACAGTAACAGGCCCTGCCGGGTCAAGAAACATCTTGCGCGACAGGTAATTTGTTTTGGTTTGTAAATTATACGATTGAATTGACATAAATGATTATACTTAAAGTTTGCAAGCTTCGCAATCTTCTTGATCGTCGAAGTCGATAGGTTCCAGCGCCGCTGGTGCATGTTCTGTATCTTCGCCCTTTGCACCTTTCTTGTTGATCAAGCTGTAGTAGAATGTCTTAATACCCCACTTGTGCGCTTGCATCAAGTTCTTTGCAATCAATGTAGTTGGTACTTTACGGTTTGGGAAGTGAGCTGGATTGTAGAACGTATTTGTCGAAATACTTTGATCCATGTATGCAGCAATAACGGCTGCGGTCTTCAAGTAACCAGTGCAATCCTTTTGGTCCCACATCAATTGATAGTTCTTGCGTACTTTCAAATTTTGATATTCAGGCACAACTTGCGTAAACGATCCTGCTTTGCTTTCCTTAACGGTAATCAGCGACATAGGCATTTCAATACCGTTTGTACTGTTGATTGCCACAGAGGAAGATTCAACTGGTGCTACTGCACCGTTAGTCGCATTGCGTACACCGTATTCCTTCATATTGCCACGTAGCGGTTCCCAATCAAGTTCAGGCGTGAAGTCTGTCAACTCGTTTGCACCCTCTGCACGTAGTTCCCAAGGGAATGTGCCTTGTCCGTAACGTGTTAAATGCGAGTGTTTGCAAGCACCGCGTTCCTTAGCAAGCTCAACGCTCATCTCAGTGAGATAAAACATCTGGTGCTCTGTCCAGCTCTTAACTTCTGCAAGTGCATCCTTCTCACCGTACTTAAGACCACGCTTGGCGTGCCAGTATGCAAGGTTAGTAATACCAATGCCAAGCGGACGGATTTCGTCGTTGCTCAACTTGGATTGAATGCTTAGAAAATCCTGATAGTCAAGAATGTTATTAAGAGAGCGATGCAGAATACGGCAAGCCCTTCGCATATCTTCCGGATTCCTAAAGGCGCCCCAGTTGAGGCTGCCAAGAGTACAGAGCGCGATACGTCCCTCTTCGTCGTCAAGTCGCTTGAATGATTTAGTCGGTAATAAGATTTCACAGCACAAGTTACTCTGGTAGATTGTGTGTATCTCGGGATTGAATGGACCTTGATCCATTACGTTATCTACGTACACAAGATAGATACGCCCAGTATCTGTACGCTCCTTCAGGATGCCGCCTTGGAATACTTCTTCAGCTGACATTGTCTTCTTGCGAAGTCCTGCCTGCTTTTCGTATTTAACATACAGCTCTTCAAATAAAGCTGTGTTAGAATAAAATGCTTGATAGAGATCAGGCACTTCATTAGGGTCAAAGAACGTTATGTTCTTTTTGTCTTTGAATCGTTTCCAGAAGAAGGCGTTGAGCACGACGCCGTAGTCCATTTGTCGGACACGAGTTTCTTCTGTGCCTTGATTGTTCTTAATAACGATAAGGTCATCAAACTGGTGATGCCAAATAGGATAGAAAATTGTAGCAGATGCATTGCGGATACCTCCTTGTGAGCATGAACGTAAGTCCCTGTACCACTTGTGCAGGAACGGAAGCATACCAGTGTGCATGATCTCGCCGCCACGAATAGGAGAACCCAATGGGCGCAGACGACCAATCTCAAGACCAATGCCAGCACGTTTGCTGGCATACTTTGCCATCATTTCACCCGATGCAAATATACTATCAAGATCATCGTCAGAGCGTATAAGAACACAAGAGCTAAACTGCTTGGTAGGAGTCCCCAGGCCAGCAAGTACAGGAGTAGCAAGGGTAAACAATCCGTCAGAAGCTGCATTATAGTATTCTTTAATATAACGTAGTCTTGCTGTGTTGGGCTCTTCTTTATGAAATACAGTAGCGGCCGCAACCATATAGCGAACTTGTGGTGTCTCATAGATTTCCTTTGTGGCACGATTGCGAACAAGATATTTCTCAATTAGCTGTTCAATAGCAGCATAGCCATACAGCTCGTCTTTGGAGTGGTCGATGAACGTGTCCATCTTGTTCCAGTCCTCTTCAGTGTACCAGTCTAGTAGTTCACTTGTGTACAGACCTGTTGCTACATTCTTCTTAACAATGCTGTACAACGATGGCGGAACAAACGTACCATATACGTCTTTACGCAACATAGACAAACGTTGCTTGCCTGCTGCATACTGATAGTTAGAATGACCAATACCAGGATTACTCTCTGTATCAATCAAGTCCACTAATGCACGTAATGTTAAGTTGTCTACCTCTCTGGTAGTCATGCCGTCATAAA